CGCAATATCGGAGATCAGCAGTGCATTGTCTGACGGTGACGATATTTACGGCGCTGTATCATTCGGGGCGGCTCTGGATGATGCTCTGGAGGACACAAACCGGGCATACAGTGGCAAGCGCGGAACCGGCATAGGTTACCGCTTCCGGCCTGTGGAAGAGCTTATCGGCCCAATGTGTGGCGGTCAGCTTATCATCCTCGGAGGAGCAACCAAACAAGGCAAGTCAGCGCTGGCCGGTCAGTTGGCCATGGGAGCAGCGGCGGAAGGATTTCCAGTCTGGTTCTATTCCGGTGAAATGTCAGCAAAAGAGCTGGCGATGCGGGAGAGCAGCCGTGAAACCAAGGTCACGGTAAACCGGCAGAAGCGCGGCAAGGTGAACGAGAGCGATTTCGAGCGCCTGATGAACTTCCGCAACGCAAACCGTGAGAAGCAAATCTATATCCAGCAAAAGCGCCTCACACTCGATCAAATCGAAGAGCGTATCCGGTACTTCGTGTCCAAAAAAGGCAAAGGACTGGCCGTAATCGACCATATGGGGCTGATCGACAAGAGCAAGGATGAGAAGAAGCTAGCCGATTGGGAATTTGGCCAGATCGTCACGGCGAGGCTCAAACAGATCGCCAGAGAGACGGACATTCCGATTATCGGGTGCGCACAGTTGAAGAAGAACACCTTCACGGATTATCGACCGACGATCAATGAGAAGTTTTTCCATCAGCTTCTATCCAAAAAGCCACGCTATTCTGACCTGATAGGAGCAATCGAATGAGACGCCGACCATGTGTTGATCCCGTTCCGTCCGGTGGTTTTCCTCAAGGAGTACGAACCGTCAGTGCACTCCGATCTTCATGAGCTTTGGCAGGATTTGGTCGATCAGAATGAGGACAAGGCCAAGATATTCCTTGCTCTCTCACGTGAAAGCCAATGGCCTCGCGATGTGGAATGCGGATGGCATGGCCCGACGACAACCTTTGTTGATCTTGGCGGCATGAACCAGCCAGAGCTTATCAAGCGTGAAGTCATCGACAATCCAATGGGGCTGCTATGAACAGATACGCCGGTTACATCAAGCAAGTACCTCAAGGCTGGTGGGTGATGTTGCGCTTCTCAAGGGACAGTCACCCGAAACCACTCCGGAATGAAGGTGGCGCGCCTCAAGTCTTCACTTGTGAGCTGGAAGCCACAAGGACGGTCAACAGGCACCTTCTCGCATATTTCAACGGCAAGTACCTACGGGAAGGTGAAATCGCCTCTATGGAGCCTACAGAGCGGGAACAGGTATTCGGTTCTGATGGTGCCATATACCGGAAGGGCAAGAAAATAGCAGTTGAACGGAAAAGGGCGGCGGCATGACTGACAACGTGAACCGTCCGCGTCATTACACCGGCCATCCAAGCGGGATCGAATGCATCCAGATCACGGAACACATGGGCTTTAACCTCGGCAATGCTGTTAAATACATCTGGCGATGCGATCTGAAGCAAGACGCGATTGAAGACCTGGAGAAAGCCCGTTGGTACATCGACCGGGAAATCAAGAAGCGCAAGCGGGCATTGAGGGTCATAGATGGCTAGGCACCACTGCGACATCTACAAGGTAGCAAGGCAGTGCGGCGTCACCTTGCGGGCAAGCTGTGACCATTCACCAACCAGCCGTAAACCGAGGGAATGTTTCTGCAAGCCCACCTTGCGGGAAATAGGAAGAGAGCACGGCGAGGAACATCTTCGCCTTGTTCTGCAGTTGATGGTCGGGACTGTGGCTAATTCGCGGGAACTGTTCGCAGATATGATCAAGGCCGTGTCGTCGGTGCTGGTCAGAAACCCGGAACTGGTTAGGCGTCGGACGCTGCTGGATGACTTCGATGCCATTGATCTCGGCAGCCTGCGCAGAAAGGCAAAGGCCATGAACTGCGGGTTGCCTACTTCCCATGTTTTGCGTGTGCTGATTACGGTAAAGTTCTATCAACCAATACAAGGTGATTTGCTGGATTGGATAGGAGAGGCGGCGTGACGCAACAAACAATGCTCGAGCGTGTTGCTAAAGCTCTATTCGAGGATGAGTGGGATGATAAATCTTCCGAGCAATGGGAGAGTGCGGACGCTGATGAAAGGAAAGCATGGTTAAGATCAGCCCGCGTAGCTGTGGCGGCGCTGCGGGAGCCTACCGACCTAATGGGTAATGGCCTGAATAATCTTCCGGGTGGATACAGAGCCGGTTCTCACAGTGCTTCCGATATATGGCGGGTTATGATCGACGCTGCGCTTGAGGAGAAGCCCGAATGAATTACCAAGCGTGGACATATGAAGCGGTGAGAGATCGGGTCGTAGAAGCCGCACAGACGCTACTTGCTTCTCCAGCCGATCTTGGACCAAGGGCAAAGCAGGGCGCATTCAGCGACCTTGTGGCCGCCGTGATCCAGACCGAATACGACAGAGCACCATCCTACAGGCGCATATTGTCAGCCGGTTCACTGAGCCGGATGGAGGAAACTTGGAAATGGATAAACGACTATCTGGAGGAGGAAGATCGCAAGCTGGTTTACGATTATGGCTTCATAAAAAGCCGGAAAGGTCTCTATCTCGACCGTTATCTTGAGAAAAACGACATGGTGCGCCGAACTTTCGAGCGTCGAATTAAGCGGTGTTGTCAATTAATTGCAGACAATCTGAACCGATTGTACTCTGTTCGGTTTACAGAGAGGCTAGACGACGTGTCGCAAATCGAGGTAGATATCGTGACAACAAAGGTATCGTCCGAGAGTTGCGTTCGTGGGGCAAATCACTTCATGACGCCGGACGCTAAGCCCAGAAACATCCCTTCTCTCAGAGAGAAAATGAAACCCGCTGCATAGCGGATGGGCACCAATAAGCGGGTGCAAGTAGCAGGCGACCGAATGTCAAACCTGTTGCCGGGAGGTGCAAATCCTCCCACAGCGCCAAATACTCGGTAAGTCCTGTGCTAATCGTCTTTTAGGAGATAAGCCGCGTGTGTCGCGGTCGGGTACAGGGTCGAGTTACAGTTACCCACCTGTCGCGTGTCGGCAAATCCATGGCCCGATGCTGGTAACATCGGGTTTGACCAATTCCGAGTTTCTGGACCTGCATCTGGTCTCGGTGTGTAGTTATGCAGGTGACGCGGGAAAGGACCGTAGCGTAATCGGCTAGCTGTAGATTGCGCGTCGTTCACGATGGCGACGAAAAACAACCATCGTCTCAATTCGCCCTCATGCAGTACCGCCCCACTTATCCGGGTAGCGCGAGACATGAGGGTTACGGAATGCGATCGTCTAACAGTCTATGTGCCGCCCATCATTCGCCGGTAAGGTTCGACCTCCGATATGGTGCAATCCTCTTTTGCATGGGTATGTCACGGGATACATAGACGCGATGATATGAGCGGAAAACGGATAAAGCCTAGGATGGCTGACGGCACCGCGAAAAGATCTAGCAGTTAGACGGTTGCGCACTAATCAGAACGGCAGTTTGACGGATAGTAGAGGAAGCGCAGAAGCCAGCGACCGTCACTACTTTAATGCTGCGCCCGTTCTGATCATATCGACCCCACGGGAAACCGTGCATCTGCCGTCGCCTTTGGGTGGCGGCTTTTTCGCATCATAGGGAGCGGTACTCCTTTCACTCATCCCACCGGGCGATGAGACCATGGCTACACTCGTGCGGAAGAAGCAGCGCCGACCGCTCCGGGGAGAAATCTCTGCATATAGCGGCGTGAAGTGGGCAGGCCCGGAAATATTCATCAACCGAGGAGACCGAGTGTGAACAATCTGAGTTGGCTTCTGTACCTTGCAGATGTGGCCGGGAAAGCAAGCGGAGCGTCCGCATTTCTGGTCGGTGCGTGTTTGATCTTGGGCCTACCTGCGGTCATCTTTTGCTGGTGCGTGGTCTCTGACCGGGACATGAGCGCCAAAGTTGCATCATTCCTCACCGCCGTTTGGGTGATTGTTACGATTTTCGCTGCGGCTGCGGCGATCCTGATCCCATCCAAAGACACGATCTATCTCATTGCCGCTTCTGAGGCAGGCGAAGTCGTCGTGAAGTCTGATGAAGCCAAGGAAATCATGTCCGGGCTGCGGGACATCATTAAAGAGCAGATCGCGCAAAACTTGCCCGATGCCGTTAAGGGAGACAAGAAATGAACCGCCGTCGCTTCCTTTCCTTCCTCGGCCTCGCTCCTGTAGCTGCTGCCGTTCCTGCAATGGCGCTGCCAAGGGCGGATAACGTCAAGAATATCGTTACTGGTGAAGCCGGGCCGGAAATGGTCCTCAACCCAGAGATCACGAAGCCGCTGATATTCAAAGATGGTAAGTTATGGGTCAATCCTGCCAATATTTATCCAATCGACGTTGATGCGCTAAACCAAGACGTGGCAGCATCGCTTAAGTGGACATCGGACAGCTTCCGCCACATTACCGGCGAACTGGAACGGCTGGGACGCTACTAATGCCCAAGCCCATCCAGTTCATGCAAGCCACATGGCAGGACATCGTAGGACTGAGGCACCATCACCTAGCCGCGATCATGCGAGGGCAGACGGATGAGGCAGACCAGATACGGGCAGAGATGCACGACCTGCTAGACGCCTACCTCGATCACCAGACCGAGGCAGCAGTAGCAGCAGAGCTTAAGGCGAAGGGGTAGAGATGGTCAGGCTAACAGGCAACCGCCGGTATCGAGCTGATACAGATGGCAGGATCATCCTACAGGTGCAGACACGTAGATACTTCAGCACTGGCCGTGGTCTCCTGCCGATGCCAAATGAAAACCCGGCATAGCGTGACGCCACAGTTGAAGATTTGACCGAGCATGTAGAGAACGCGCTAGACTTCGTACCAGATTGCACGAGGTCGAATGGCTAAGCTCCGCACCCTCAAGCCTCTCGTATCCACGATGAAGCCAAGGCTGGGATACGCTAAAGGGAATGAGAGAGAGCGGGATAGACTGCGGTACAAAGTCCAGCCATGGCGCAAACTGTATGCGACAACGGCATGGCGAGCGCTGCGGTGGAAGGTTCTGACCCGCGACCTCTTCACCTGCCAGATGTGCGGTGTTCTGGAGAGTGACACGTCAAAGCTGGTTGGGGATCACAAGACCCCGCATCGTGGCGATAAGGCACTGTTCTTTGATGAAGGTAACGTCTGGACGCTTTGCAAGACATGCCACGACACAGTGAAGCAACGTGAGGAGAAGCGCGGCTACGGCTTTGAGTAGAGGCGGCATTGTGCTAGAAATAGCGAACCGCCGAGATGCTACCAACATGCTCGACGGCTCTAACCAGTAACGATCATGGAAGGATCGCTATGGCTTCGACCTATCTAGTCGAGTGCGTTGTCTGTGGCAACACGGCACAGACCAAGCAGCCCGCAAAATACTGTAGCCAAGAGTGCCGGAACAAACGGCCACGGCCAAATCGTAAGCGCAGCAACAGCGGCAAGCACAGCTTCAAGGAAAAGACGTGTAAGGCGTGTTCGTCAGTCTTCATCGCAAGAGGGGATAACGACCGCATATTCTGCTCTGACGCCTGCAATGCAGATTGGCGCAGGATAACGTCAAAGCCGCCGTCATTCCGCATACTCATGCGTAAGCCAGTTGTGAGGCCTGCTCCCTCACTGGAGTGTGTAAGCTGCGGCGGCGCGCGTACACCAAAGCTGTATGACCGCAAGATGTGCGACGAATGCAGAGAGGATAATCGGCTCCAGACCAAGGAGCGAGCGAAGCAGGCATTCAAGGCATCAGGACGCAAGGCTGCCCAACGCAAGGCAAGGAAGCTTCGCCTTCGTGGTGTATCAGTGGAGAGCGTCAATCCACTCACGGTGCTGGAGCGTGACAAGTGGACCTGCCAGCTATGCGGAGTGAAGACACCGAAGAGGCTGCGCGGAACCTACGATGATCGAGCGCCAGAGGTGGACCACATCATTCCGATAGCGCAAGGCGGCGAGCATTCGTATCGCAATACACAATGCGCATGTCGAAAGTGCAACCTGATGAAGTCAGGCACGGCAATGGGGCAGATGAGACTGTTCGGATAGAAGGGGGGCGGGGGTGAAAGTCCAGAACCGCCTCTTCCGCCACTCCCGCGTCCCCGTCATCAACACGATTTTTTTTGGAGCACCGATTTTCAGCCATGGCCGGTAACAAAAACAGCGGTCGTCCCGAATTTGCGCCAACGGACGAAGATCGCGAGAAAGTGCGCGTTCTCAAGGCCGGAGGCATGACGAACGAGGCGATTGCAGAGGTTATTGGCGTTTCAGAGCCTACCTTGCGTAAGCATTTTTCTTACGAGTTGGACATTGCGACCGCAAAAGTGCGGGCGGACCTCCTTATGGCGCGGTATCGCGCTGCCATGGGCGGCAATGTGCAGGCTCAGAATAAGATGATCGAGCAAGTTTCGGCCAACGCTGCACAGCGGAAAATCGCGCCTGAGAAGGAAGAGAAAAAGCCGAAACTCGGTAAGAAGGAAGAGCAGAAGCTGGCGGCTGAGAATGTCGAAGGTGCGTTCGCTCCCCCTGCTGGTCCTAAGCTGGTCGTGAATAACTGACCATGGCAAAGCCTGTTTGGTCTACTGCCTGCCCAGATTGGGAGGAACGGATTGTTGCGCGCCGGTCTCTGGTGCCATTCGAGCCGCTATTTCCCGATGAGGCCGAGGCGGCGCTGAAGGTCTTCAAGTCTCTTCGGATCGTGGACGTTGCCGGGCAACCGACATTCGGTGAGGCTTGCGAAGAATACGTCTTTGATTTCGTCAAGGCGATCTTCGGGGCTTATGACGCGGAAAGCGGCGTTCGGATGATTGAGGAGTTCATGCTCCTCATTTCGAAGAAGAACATCAAGAGCACCTTGGCGGCGGGCATCATGCTCACGGCCCTGATACGGAACTGGCGGCATAGCCAGGAACTGACCATTCTCGCACCGACGCGGGAGGTGGCGGATAACTCGTTCCGACCTGCCGCTGACATGGTGGCGGTCGATCCAGTATTGCGTGACCTCCTGCACGTGAACATGAACACCAAGGAGATCAAGCACCGGGTCACGAACGCGGTATTGAAGGTCATCTCCGCTGACAGTGCGACATCTGCCGGTAAGAAGTCGGGAATGGTTCTGGTCGAGGAGCTTTGGCTGTTCGGCAAGAAAAACAACGCAGCAGCAATGCTACAGGAGGCCACAGGCGGCCTTATAGCGCGACCAGAGGGATTTGTGATCTATCTGACCACGCAAAGCGATATGCCGCCTGCTGGCGTGTTTAAGCAGAAACTCGATTACTTCCGTGATGTGCGCGATGGCGTCATTGATGACCCTCGCAGCCTTCCGGTGCTCTACGAGTTCCCGAAGAAGATGGTCGAGAACAAGGACTACCTGAAGCCAGAAAACTTCTATGTGACTAACCCGAATATGGGTCGGTCAGTTCGTCGCGAATGGTTGGAGCGCAAATTCCTTCAGGTCCAGTCGGGACAGGACGAAGAAGGCGACACGATCCAGACCTTCCTTGCCAAGCATCTCAATGTTGAGATCGGCATGAACCTTCGGGCCAATCGGTGGCCAGGGGCTGACTTCTGGGCAAAGCGTAGCGCACCAGAGATCACACTGGAATATCTGTACGAGCATTGCGATGTGATTGTGCCTGGGCTGGATGGCGGCGGGCTGGACGATCTGTACGGCTTCGCGGCGCTCGGTCGCCACAAGGTCACACGGGATTGGCTGCTCTGGACACATGCATGGTGTCACAAGGGCGTTCTCGACCGGCGCAAGACGATTGCTGACCGGCTGCGAGACTTCGCCAAGGCTGGCGAACTGACGATTGTCGAGGACGAACTGGACGATATCAGCGCGATTGTTGAAATCATCGCAGAGATCAAACAGCGGGGCTTGCTCGCAGCCGTAGCCGTCGATCCGGCGGGACTTGGCGAAATGATCGAAGCCTTAGACGAGATCGGAGTTACCCAGGAAGAGGGGCTTCTGGTCGGCGCACCGCAGGGCTACGCAATGATGAATGCCATCAAGACGGCAGAGCGCAAGCTGACCAACGGGACGCTGAAGCATTCCGGGTCGAAGCTCATGTCTTGGTGCGTCAGCAACCTGAAAATCGAGCCTACAGCCACAGCAATCCGCGCAACCAAGCAAAACGCTGGCGATGCGAAGATTGACCCTGTCATGGCGTTATTCGACGCGGTGACGGTGATGAGCCGGAACCCGGAAGTGAAGCGCGAGAAAACCTATCAGATGATGTTCGTCTGATTTCACTGACAATTTGAAAGATGGAGGTCCGTCATGGAAATGACGCGGCGCGCCTATTCGTGCATCGAAGTCAAGGCGGTGAACGAGGAACGGCGCATCATTCGAGGTGTGGCGACTAGCCCAGCCGTTGATCGTGTGGGCGACATCGTTGATCCGATGGGCGTCAAGTTCCAGAACCCGCTTCCGTTGCTCTGGCAGCACAAACACGACAAGCCGATTGGCACCGTGAGGTTTGATGCGCCGACCGAGAAGGGCATCAACTTCGAGGCAGAATTGCCGGTTGTGTCAGAAGCCGGGACGCTTCGGGATCGGATCGAGGAAGCATGGCAGAGCATCAAGCTTGGGCTGGTGCGCGCCGTTTCCATCGGGTTTAGACCTATCGAGTACAGTTTCATGGAGGAAGGCGGCATTCGCTTCATCGAAAGCGAAGTGTTTGAGCTTTCAGCCGTGACTATCCCGGCCAACGAACAGGCCGTTATCTCCAGCGTTGGCAAGAGCCTTGATGCTGATGCCATCGCGCACATCAAGAAATTCGAATTTCCGACCGAGGAAAAGCAGGCTCCTGCCCAGGTGGGCAAGAAGGCGCATGTGGCTCGCTTGGCGGCGGCGACCCATGAGCGGGTGCCATTCACCATCAACAAAATCAATCGTTAATGGAGGTAGCAATGGCTACTTACGCTGAACAGATCGCCGCATACGAAAACAAGCGAGCGGCAAACCTCAAGGCCATGGAAGACATCATGTCGAAGTCAGCAGAAAAGGGCGAAACGCTCGATGCTGCACAGCAGGAAGAGTTCGACGGTCTTCAGGCTGACAATGATGCCATCGACAGCCATCTGAAGCGTTTGCGCACTCTGGAAAAGGCAGCGGCAGAAAAGGCGGTGCCTGTTGCCGGTGGCCGTGAAGGTGATGGCGCACAGGCTCGTGCTGGTGTGGTCGTTGTCCCTCGCGCTGAGAAGCTCGACAAGGGCATTGCATTCGCCCGTATCGCCAAGGTGAAGGCGCTCGCCAAGCTCGACGGCGAGAGCGTCCGCACGGTTGCAAAAGAGCTTTACGGCGAAACCTCGTCAGTTTTCGGCTTCTTTGCCAAGGCTGCCGTACCGGCTGCAACCACCACTCACGCAACTTGGGCTAGCCCACTGGTTGGTGACGAAACGTCGGCTTTCGCTGACTTCGTGGAATATCTTCGTCCCCAGACCATTCTCGGTCGTTTCGGTGCGAATGGCATTCCGTCCCTTCGTCGTGTGCCATTCCGCGTCCCGCTGATTGGCCAGACTTCCGGCGGCGAGGGCTATTGGGTAGGTGAAGGCAAGGCCAAGCCGCTGACCAAGTTCGACTTCGAGCGCAAGACGCTGGAACCGCTCAAGGTCGCAAACATCGCTGTTGCTACCGAAGAAGTGCTCCGCGATAGCTCGCCTTCGGCAGAAGCGATAATTCGTGACCAGCTTGTTGCGGCTCTCCGCGCTCGCCTGGATACGGACTTCATCAACCCGGCCAAGGCTGCGGTTGCTGGTACATCTCCGGCATCGATCACGAATGGCGTCACGGCTATTCCGTCGGCAGGTGGCACGGCTGATGATGTTCGCGCCGACATTCAGAAGCTGTTCGGTGCCTTCATTGCTGCGAACAATGCTCCTACCTCCGGTGTCTGGATCATGTCGGCAACTGTGGCTCTTGCCCTGTCGCTCATGCAGAACCCGCTCGGTCAGGCTGAGTTCCCAGGTATCAGCATGAATGGTGGCACTCTGTTCGGCCTTCCGGTTATCGTTTCGGAATACGTTCCGGTCGTGACTGGTTCGACCGATCCGGCGGATGACGGCGCTTATGTCGTCCTCGTCAATGCTTCCGATATCTACTTCGCTGATGACGGCGATGTGGCTGTGGACCTGAGCCGTGAAGCATCGCTGGAAATGGCCGACAATCCGGCTCACAACTCCGGTACGCCGACCCCAGCACAGCTTGTTTCCATGTTCCAGACGAACAGCGTGGCCTTCCGCGCTGAACGTACCCTGAACTGGATGGCTCGCCGTGCAAACGCTGTTCAGGTGCTCTCCGCTGTTAAGTGGGGCCAGTAAGCCAATAGGGCGGGGCGCATCACGCGCCCTGCCTACTCTTCCATGGAGATCACCATGAAGCACCTTTCCTATTTCGATAGAGCGATGAAATCCCCGGATCGCCGGTATCTGCGCATCTTCGAAAAGATGGGCTATCGGGAAGAACCGAAGCCAGTTGAACAGCCAGCGCCGAAGCCAAAGGCAAAGCGGAAGGTGGACGATCATCAGGACGATGACGAATGATCGGCTTCATCGGTGCAACAGAGTTCATTCAATTCATCGGTGATGGTGGCGGAGGGTCAGTCGATCCGGCGTTTCTCGTCACTGTGAACGGTGAAACTGTGACGAACAGCGGCGCACCGGTCACGTATGGAACGGATATAGACCCCGCCTTACTGGTGATGAACGATGGTTCTGTCGTCACGAATAGCGGAGCGATTGTTCTGAACGGAGCATAAGAAATGGCTGAATTATCTACGCTCGGATCGGTCATCAAGACCGCTTACGAAGGTGAGGCAAACACAAATGCCTACACCGATGCTGAAAAGACGAAGCTGGCAGGTGTCGCAGCTGGCGCTACTGCGCTGACAATCGGTACTACGGCTACCACGGCTAAGGCTGGAAACTATCAACCGACTTGGGCGCAGGTAACGGGCAAGCCGGTGGGTGTTGCTGTTCCAGATGCCGCCGAAGGCACGGAAGTAGCCACGATTAACGCACTCCTAGCCAGCCTTCGCACTGCCGGTTTTATCGCCACCTAAAAGGGGCCAACGATGAAGATTTTTGGCTGGGAAATTGGCCGCGCAAAGTCGCTTTCGCAGCCTACCGCAAACCGAGGCGGATGGCTGCCCATCATCCGTGAAAGTTTCAGCGGGGCGTGGCAGCAGAATGTCGAGATCAATCGCGATCTTGCTCTGACCTATTTCGCCGTGTTCTCGTGCATGACGCTGATTGCCAGCGACATTTCCAAGCTTCGCGTCAAGCTTATGCAGCGCGGTGAGGGCGGCATCTGGCAGGAGACCTCCAACCCTGCATACGATCCAGTCCTGCGCAAGCCCAACTCGATCCAGACACGCATTCAGTTCTTCGAGAACTGGCTGCTGTCGAAGCTGTCGAACGGCAATGCGTACATCCTGAAGCGGCGCGACGGTCGCGGCGTTGTGACGGCGCTCTATGTGCTTGATCCGCAGCGCGTTCAGCCTTTGGTGTCCGAAAGCGGAGACGTTTTCTATCGCCTCTCGACCGACAATATCAGCGGCATCGAACAGGATGTGATCGTACCGGCACGTGAGATTATTCACGACCGCTATAACTGTCTCTTTCACCCGCTCATCGGTCTTTCTCCGCTTACGGCGGCTGGCCTTGCTGCGATGCAGGGGATGGCGATCCAGAGCGACAGCACGAACTTCTTTGCCAATAAGGGCGTTCCTTCCGGCATCCTGACCGCGCCGGGTGAAATATCCCAGGTTACGGCTGATCGACTGAAGACTGAATGGCAGGCCAACTATTCGGGCAAGAATTCCGGCAAAGTTGCCGTTCTTGGCGACAGCCTTGATTTCAAGGCTATGGCATTCAACGCTACAGACAGTCAGCTTATCGAACAGTTGAAATGGTCTGCCGAAATGGTCTGCTCCACGTTCCATGTGCCGCCCTACAAGATCGGTATCGGACAGATGCCGACCTATAACAATATCCAGGCGCTGAACATCGAATATTACTCTCAGGGCCTTCAGAAGCTCATTGAGGATGCAGAAATCTGCCTTGATGAAGGTCTTGGCATGAAAGACGGCATCGGCACTGAGTTCGATCTTGACGGCCTGTGGCGGATGGACAGCAAGACCCAGATGGAAGTTCTGGAACAGGCGAAAAGCGTCATGACGCTGGATGAACGCCGCAGACGCATCGACTTGCCGAAGATGAAGACGGGCGGCGATACCGTCTATCTCCAGCAGCAGGACCATTCGCTTGAGGCCATCGCAGCCCGCGACAAGCAATTGATCCAGCAGGCGGATAATCCGCAACAGCCTGCAAATGATAATCCAGTTCAAGCCGAAGCCGACAAGGCCATGATTGAAATTCTCAAAGGGTTTAACCGATGACATTTGATGGCAAGGCTTTCGGCAAGGAAATCGTCGCTGTGGTTAAAGGGTTCGTCGCTGATGAACTCAAACCGCTCGTCAAGCGACTTGATGACCTGGAACAGCAACTCAAGAGCCTTCCGACGCCGAAAGATGGCAAGGACGCCGACCCTGAAACGGTTGCCGAATTGGTGAAGTGTCATGTTCAATCTGAACTTGCCGATATCCGGGCCACAATCGAGGCATGGAGCGCGCCGGAGCCTGACCGTGAGGTTATGCGCGGTATGGTCGAAACCGCTGTCAGTGAGGCGATTTCAGCGATACCAGTTCCGAAGGATGGCAAAGACGGGCGGGACGGTATTGACGGTAAAGACGGCCTGCCGGGCGAGCGCGGCGAAAAAGGCGAATGCGGGGTCGGCGTTGCCGGTGCGTTCATCGAGCGCGACGGCAGTCTTGCAGTCACCCTGTCAAATGGCGAGGTGAAGAACCTCGGCCCTGTCTGCGGCAAGGATGGCGCACCGGGGCAGGATGGCAAGGATGGGATCGGGTTCGATGATCTTGATCTTGTCGAGGATGCCTCCGGCCTTTCCCTGAAATTCGTCAAGGGCGATACCGTCAAGTCGTTCCCGCTGCCAGTGGTGATTGATCGCGGTGTTTTCCGAGACGGTCAGACGTATCAGAAGGGCAGTGGCGTGACTTGGGGCGGTCGATACTGGATCGCGCAGGAAACCACGTCAGACAAGCCAGATGGCGGCAAAAGCTGGCGTCTCGCCGTGAACAAGGGCCGGGACGGCAAGGACGCGAAGAAGGTAGGTGAATAATGGCCGATCTGGTTTCGCTCCAAGAGGTCAAGAATGGCCTTCGCATCGATACCGACGATGATGATGCACATCTGAACCTACTCATTTCTGCCGCATCTGGTCGCGTAAAAGCCTATCTGGATGTGCGGGCCAATGAGGTCATTGACGATGACGGCGCGACGACTGATGCGCGTGTGAAAGCCGCTGCGATCATGCTGGTTGGCTACTACTACCGCAATCCAGACCAAGACCCTGATCAGGATTTTGCAGTGGGTATGCTGCCCAAGCCGGTTTCGTCCATGCTGTACCAGCTCCGAGACCCGATTGCGAGGTAAGACATGGCAGACAACCGCTCCGCAGGAAGCCTCTATTACAAGGTCGCCCTGTTGAAACGCGAAGACATTGACGACGGTCAGGGCAATACTCAGGGCAAATTCGTTGAGCAGTTCCAGACCAGAGGCGAGTACATCCACCTTCGAGGTTCTGAAGCCGTCATGGCCGGTCGCCTTCAGGGTAAGCACACACAGGTTATCCGGGTTCGCAACTCGTCAAATACTCGGCTGATTTCCACGGACTGGATGCTTCGTGATGTACGTACCGGAAAATCGTTCAATATCAGAGATATAGAGCATGAAGTTAACCGCCAATTCATCGCGCTGACGTGCGAAAGTGGCGTAGCTACGGGGTGATGTCATGCCTTGGGTAGAGTTCAAAGAGGAATTTCCGTTCAAGCCGGAAACGCGAGTGACCATCGTTTACCCGGCTGGCTTCGTCGGTCTCGTGAAAGCCGATTGCGCCAGCGCTGCAATATCTGCCGGGAAGGCCATAGGGCTGCCAACTCCAAGGAAATCAGATGGCGACATACGCAAAAGTAATCGGAGTGGCAAAGCTTCGCAAGAAGCTTGAGGCGCTTGTGGCCGTAGGCCGAGACGAAATCAGGCGAGCTATGGAAACATCCGCTGATGAGATCGTAGCCTTGGCGAAGAACTTGGTTCCCGTGGACAAGGGCGACCTGAAAGACAGCATTGGCTGGACGTGGGGCAAAGCACCGAAAGGCGCGATGACGCTTGGTAAAGTGCAATCGGATGGTGTTGATAGCGAGTTCACCATCACGATCTTCGCGGGCAACAGCGAGGCTTACTATTCGAGATGGGTGGAATTTGGCACCCAGAAGATGGCCGCACAGCCGTATTTTTATCCTTCATATCGCGCATTGCGCCGCCGGTCGAAGAGCCGCGTAACGCGAGCCGTCACGAAAGCAATCAAGAAGGTTGCCGCTCAATGACTTCGCCAACATACGAGCTTCAGGGGCAGATTGTTACGCTCCTCAAGGCGTCATCCGATCTTTCAGCCATTATCGGCGGAAGAGTTTACGATAGGGTGCCGGAGGGAGTGCAGTTCCCGTATGTCAGCTTCGGACCGTCTGATGAAGTCAGCGACGACGCCGAATGTATAGATGGGTTCGTAGTCACCATGCAACTTGATGCTTGGTCTCGCGCCGTCGGCTTCCCAGAATGCAGACGCATCACTGATGCAGTGCGTAAGGCGCTGACGGTTGATGCGATCCAACTGGCTGACAATGCCCTTGTCACCTTCAATCACGTCACAACCCGGATATTCCGTGACCCTGATGGCCTCACATCACATGGGGCGATCACGCTAGAGGCATTCGTAGAACAGCCCTAGCAGCCAGAAATCAGAGCATCTAACCGCCGTCCATTGTGGGCGGCTTTTTTTATGGAGCAACCACAATGGCAAAACCGACAACTGCCCGGTTTGGTAAGTTCCTCGTCCTTCTGGGCGATGGGGCGACACCTGAAGTCTTTTCAATGCCCTGCGGCTTCACGTCGAAGTCACTAAATCTCTCCAACAACCTGACCGACATCGAAATCCCGGATTGTGACGATCCCGACGCACCGTTTTGGACAGCCCGCGATATTCAGTCGATGTCTGCCCAGATTAGCGGTGAAGGCGTTCTGGCTGCTGAAGCGATCCCCACATGGTCGGCGGCTCGTCAGAACATGGATGGCGTCAATTGCCGTGTCGAGGTCGAGTTTTCGTCTGGCAAACTCGTATACGTGGGCAAGTTCAAGTTCGAAAGCTTCGAAATCGGCGCTGAAAACGGCGGTCGCGTGACGATCAACGTCTTGATGCAGTCTGATGGTGAAGTCACCGAAACTTGGACGCCTACTCCATGAGCCGAGACGCCAGCCTGACAACTGACTTCGGAGACGGAACCTATGTGTTTCGTCTCACCTGGGGCGTTCTCGCGAACCTTCAGGAAAAGTGCGATGCGGGGCCGTATGTGATCCTCGACCGGCTTATAAACGGTACTTGGAAGATCAACGACATCCGCGAAGTTATCCGGTACGGCCTGATCGGTGGAAAGACTACCCCGGCTGATGCCCTGAAGCTTATCCGTGAGTACGTCGAAGACCGGCCACCGATGGAAAATCTTCTGCTTGCCCAAGCAATCCTGTCGGCTGGCCTTATGGGCGCACCGGAGGAAAAGGTGGGGGAGGAGGAAGCGGCAAATCAGGGGGATCAATCGACGACCTCCCAGATGGAAAAATCAGATTTGCCGCCATCTACGGAAATGCCGCAGCCATAGGGCTGTCGATTTCAGATGTGAAGGAAATGTCAGTCTGGGAATACATGGCCGCTGTGGAGGGGTACGCGAAAGCGCATAACCCCGAACAGAACGGCAGCTTGTCGGAGACTGAAAAAGACGAGCTTTGGGAATTGGTACAGGAGCGGAGTTAAATCTTGTTTCCGTTCAATGGCTTCGCCTTACGCGGCAAATAAGTCAGCGTCTTCGCTCCACAGTTCGGGCAGCGGTATGCGCCGTTACCCTTCAACAGAAGAAACAGCCAAACGATTAGCCATAGACCGCCTGTCACGATGGATAAAACCAAGTGCAACAGGTGGTTTGGTGCATTTCGCTCGCCCAGAACCAGAAGGTTCTCTTCAGGGCAATAGGTCCGTCTCTTCTGAATACTCATCCATCAACCAGAGTGATTAGGGCATGGCAACGACTGATCTTGAGCGCCTAGTTGTACAGTTTTCAGCCGATTTTAAAAGGCTGGAAAACGAGACAAAGCGCAGCACAGCTATGTTCTCTCGTCAGCTTCGGCAGATGGAGCGTGAAGCATCTGCGAGCGTGAAGCGCATCAACACGGCTTTCTCTGGCGTTGGCCGCGTGGGCGGTCTCGCTAAGGGATTGCTGGCGGGCGTGTCTGTCGCAACGGCAAAGACGTTCATCGACAGCGCACTTCGTATCGAGAACGCGCTTAAGGTTGCAGGTCTGTCTGGTCAAGAACTCGATAGCGTTTATCAAAAGCTTTACGCCAGCGCCCAGAAAAACGCGGCTCCCCTCGAAACGCTTGTAACTCTTTATGGTCGTGCGGCGCTTGTTCAGAAGGAACTCGGCGTTTCGAGTGAGGAACTGCTGAGTTTTACTGACAACGTGGCCGTGGCCCTTCGTGTGGCTGGAACAGATGCACAGTCCGCATCTGGGGCACTGTTGCAGCTTTCTCAGGCCCTAGGTTCCGGCATCGTCCGCGCTGAAGAGTTCAATTCGATCCTCGAAGGTGCGCAGCCAATTGCGCAGGCAGCCGCAAAAGGCATCAAAGAGGCTGGCGGTTCGGTCGCAAAACTTCGTCAGCTGGTCGTAGACGGGAAGGTATCTTCTGAAGCATTCTTCCGTGGCTTCGAAGCTGGTGCGCCGCTTCTTCAAGAGAAGGTTTCCAATGCGGTACTGACCATCGATCAGCGGTTAACGAACCTCAAGACTTCTCTGATTGATGCCGCAAAGCGCTTCAACGCTTCCTCACAAGCTGCGAATACGTTCGGCACGGCAATCGATAATGCTGCAAATTTCGTCAACAACATCAATTTCGATGCACTCATAGGCGAAATTCAGCGGCTTATGAACGCTTTCGCACAGGGCCAGAACTACGCCACGAACTTCGCAAAGGATGTGGGCGATGCTCTTGGCCTTGATAGCGTCGGCAAATTCCTGACCGGCGGCGAGGCTCAAAAGAGTTTCCTTGGCGGCGCACTGACGATCACATCGTCCAAAGTCATCCAAGACCGCATTTCAGATGCGTTCAAGGGTGGAGCGATACAGGGAAGCGCTGAGGTCGATAAGGTTCTGCGCGACAAATACGGCAAGGTCGCTCGTGTTGCGAGCACTACGGAACCTCCTAAGTCTACGAAGTTTACGCCGATTTCATTGGCTGATTACGCCGTAGAAGACGACAAGAAGAAAAAGAAACGCCAGAAGCGTACACCAGCAGAACGGTTTGATGACGAGCTTCGTCGTGTGAATGACAGAACTGCCGCCACGCTTGCTGAAACAGAAGCCCTTCGCAATCTCAACCCTTTGATTGATGATTATGGCTATGCCGCTGAAAAGGCCCGCACTGAGCAAGAGTTGCTTAACGCCGCTCAAAAGGCTGGCGTTGCCATCACCCCTGAACTGCGCGCCCAGATCAGCCAGACGGCTGACCAGTGGGCCTATGCCACAGCCGAAGCGAACAAGCTTGCCGAAGCGCAGGACAAAATCCGGCAGCGGTCGGAAGAGTGGCAGGACGCGCAGAAGGATGCCCTTCGCGGGATCGTTGATGATCTCATTCAAGGGAAGTCAGCGGCAGAGGCCTTTGCCGGTGCGCTTCAGAAGATTGCTAACAAGCTGTTGGATATGGCCTTTGACGACTTGTTCAGTAGCTTTAAGGGCGGGGCAGGCGGCGGCGGCATATTCGGAGCTATTGCGTCAATCTTTCGCAAAGACGGCGGTCCGGTCAAAGCCGCAACTGGCGGTTACATCAGCGGCCCCGGCGGCCCTCGCAGTGACAGCATTCCAGCGATGCTCTCAAATGGAGAGTACGTGATCAATGCAGCGGCAACGAAAAAATTCGGGCCACTTCTAGATGCGATCAATAGTGGAAAAGGTCTCGCACTTGCAGGGGGAGGGCCAGTCTTGCAAGCGCCGACAATGCCTATGCTCAAGTCTCCCATGTCTTCAGCTTCTGGCGGGTCTTCTGCCCAGATATCTATCGACTTGTCTGGTTCGCAGGGAGACGCGCAGATCGAAGCAAGGGCCTATGCAGGTGCGCAACGTGCTTTGCAGGAATGGCAACGGACGCCGCAGTTTACGCAAACTGTTGGACGTGCCGCTTCGAGGGCCAGAACCGAATACAGGATCAAGTAAGGATGGCTATTACATATCCGTATGACATCCTTGCCGATTTTCCGGGCTGGTCCACGGACTTTGATCTGGCTTACCGGCAGGAGACGAGCCGAACGGCCATTGGGCAGACGTTCGTCAAGGACTTTGGCTCTCCGCTCTGGACAGCAACATACCAATCCCGATCCATGCGCCCGAATGAGTTGGACGCTTGGCGGGCGCGGTTGAAGGCGCTGGAAGGAGGATTGAAACAATTCAGGGGAAGGCCAATCAGCCGATGCTATCCCATTGCCTATCCGAATGGCACGGGGATGGGCAATGTGTCGGCGGTAACTGTCGGAAGCATCGGAGTGAACCGGAACACTATTGGCCTTTCTGGCCTGCCGGGTGGATATATCGCGCGCGTGGGCGATTATCTCCAGATCAGAACGAACGACCTTCATCAGATCGTTGGCGTTTCTGGGTCTGAGATTGAAGTCAGATCGCACCTATGGCCGACAACGGCGGTTGGAGACGCTGTGACGCTTGTTAAGCCGTCATGTCTGATGACGATAGTTCCTGGGTCCATCAATGCCAGTGCCGATGCCTCGACGGGGAGAGGTACGATCACCTTCCAAGGATTTGAAAGCCGATGAGACCACTAGACGCTCCGAATTATGCGGCGCTGCAAGCTCGTGAACTCATCGGGCGTGACTTCCTCTGGCTCGTAGCGCGTGATCGCTCAACTGGTTCGCCTTTCCCTTATGGTTTTTGGTCGGACGTTGGTGATGTGCAAGCACCGATCCTTAACCCGAATACGGGTCTATCCGAGACACGCAACTTCGAAGGCTCTGGAACGCTTATCCAGACGAGCGATATTGCTATGGTTGCGGGCACATCGCCGCAGAAAATAACCATTTCCATGTCTCAGATCGATGCTGCGGTGGAGAACATTGTCAGGGCCTACGATCTAAAGCAGGGGCAGATTGAGCTTTACCGTGGACTGTTTTCACCAATGTCGCGGCAGATCGTTTCACCGGCCATCAATCGGTTTATCGGTTATGTCGATGAAGTAGAGATCATCACGCCGAAGGAAGGCGATACAGGATCGCTGACGCTTTACTGTGTGAGCCATTCACACGAGTTCACCCGAACCAACACAAGCACCCGGTCACATGAAGACCAGAAGAAGCGCGACCCGAATGATGACTTCTTCGTGGATGCCTCGACGGTTGGTGAATGGGAACACTTCTGGGGCCAGAAAAGCGGCAAGGTAACGACGGCTGCAGTGCAGCGGATCGGAGCCAGTGTAAGGGCTGCAAATCAGTGATACGGCGAGCAGTGGCGGAAGATAGGCTGCATATCCTTGCGATGTGCACGAAGTTTCACGCTGAAAGTGGTGTTGAATTATCCTTCAATCCCACGACCGCGATCATGACAATCGACCAAGTGCTGGCGATGAAGGATGCTTTCGTTTCCGTCTTCGACGTTGACGGATCACTCAAGGGCATATTCGCCGCCGCAATTCTACCGCAGCTGTTCTCAACTGACAAAACCGCTCAAGAGCTAATCTGGTGGGTTGACCCGGCCTATCGGGGGCGTGGCGCTGTGAAGATGCTTGCCGATTATGAGGCTTGGGCACGGTCAAAGGGCTGCCAAGCGGTCAATATGGTCGGTCTGGGTGGCGATCCTGTCACGACACGACTTTACGAGCGTCACGGTTACAAGGCGCAAGAACGACACTTTTTGAAACGGCTCTAGCCGCTCTCCGAGGACATCAATGGCTGTTTTTACCTCGCTAGGCGTTGCGGGCTTTCTTGGCGTGCAAGCTGGCCTGTTCACCAGTGTGTCCGCATTTGCATTGAATGCGGCGCTTGGCGTAGGTCTTTCGCTTGCTGCTCGCGCACTAAATGGCCAGAAAGCTCCAGAGAGTGGTGGCGTAAAGGGCAAGCTTCAGGCCGGAGGCGACGTTTCGCGCTCGGTCGTTTTCGGGCGAACCTGTACGGCTGGCTCACTGGTGTATGCGAATACCTGGGGCAAGTCTGGCAAGACGCCGAATGCTTATTTCACTCAGGTGATTGCGCTTGCTGACCATCCTATTCGTGAACTGACCGGATTGTGGGTAAACGGCGAGCCCGTCACCATCGATACGAGCGATACTTCATACGGCGATTGGGGCTTTCCGGTTAAGGAATACGAGACCGATGGCGACGATAATCACCTCTGGATCAAATGGTATGACGGCACACAGACTGTAGCCGATCCATTCCTTGTCAACACGGTTTCGAGCAGCCAGCGCCCATACAGCAACAAGCGTATCGGCAAGGGCGTGGCTTATGCCATTGTCACGGCTCAGATCGATGAGGAACTGTTCACCGGCTTCCCGCAGTTCAAATTCGAGATACAGGGCCGCAAGCTCTACGACATCTCGAAAGACAGCACGGCAGGCGGTTCCGGTCCGCAGCGCTGGAGCACCCCGTCAACATGGGGCGGCGATGGCGACGATCTGCTGGCCGTTCAGGTCTATAATGTCCTTCGCGGGATCATTGAGCAAGGAACATGGCTGTACGGCCTACAGACGGTCACTGGTGCGCGTTTGCCTGCTGCTGACTGGATTGCGCAAGTCAACAAGTGCCGCTTGCAGGTGCAAGGCCCTGACGGTCTGGAGCCGCAGTTTGTAACCGGCGGTGAAATAACGGTCGATAGCGCGATTGGCGACATCGTTGACAAGCTACTGACTGGCGGCAATGCGCGGCTGATCGAAAGCGCTGGCGTCTATAAAATCCGCGTGGGTGAGCCTGATGCGCCAGTGGCGTATTTCACTGACGATGAAATCCTATCAACGGAAGAACAGACGTTTACGCCGTTCTTTGGACTGTCGGAGACGGTCAATGGCATCACGGCGACCTATCCAGAGCCGAATGAGGGCTGGAACACCAAGGCAGCGCCACCGCTCTATAACGCCACGTTCGAGGTCGAGGACGGCAATAGACGCCTACTGACTGATGTACCGATGGATTATGTCTATCGGTCTGGTCAAGTGCAGCGCCTGATGAAAGCAGCCTTGAATGAGGCCCGC